ATATGACTTCTATGCCGTGATTGAAATATTTAGCGACTAAGTCACGACTATTATCTTTTGTGTCCTCTTCAGTAGGGCAACCATAGTGCCAACGGATACACTCCGTGGAGGCAAGCTCGTTGCCGTTGTAGGACTCTTCAAGGATAAAGGTCATATCTTTATCTTTTGAATATGCCGTTATCAACTCTTTTTTCATATCGCACCTCCTTGCGACTATTATTTGGTTTCGACTATTTAGCGACTATTTATTGTTGTGTCCTTGGTAGGCTTGGAACTACCTATGCCACATTACACCGCCCACCCCTGGCGGTGTCCTCTGTGTAGGATTATTTTAAAAGTTCGTTGATTTCGGTTGTGTCGGTGTCAAGGTAGCAAAGTAAACAAGTTAAGCATTTTTTAGCACCGCAGTTTATTTTGATATCGTGGGCGGTTGCGTATTCCTTGGTGTAATCCGTGAATACCTTATCAATAAAGGTGTGGCGGTGTCTGGTGCCGTCAGCGGGGGCGTTTAAAAATGGACTTGAATATATAATTATGAGGTTGTTCGGCTCCTCTATGCCCTCTTCAAGTACTTCGTTGATATAGTTGGGGTTTTTAGTCCACAATGTGAAGCGTGTAAAGGGGTTGGCTTTGCAAAGGTTGAAGTAATTTTTTACTTGGTTGGTATTGGTGAGATCCCCAAAGGCTTCAAGCCTAAAAGACATATAATTCAATTTGGGCATATCTTCCACCGAGTACACCTCACGGCTTAAGAGTTCGCTATTGTTTAAAAGCTTTTGTCCAAGTGTGCCGAAACGGTCGAGCATTGCACGGCTGAAACATTTTGAGCAAATACTGTTTTCATCCTTTGCCCTTGCTTCGCAAATGGGGTTAATAGGTGAGGTTGACATTGAAGCCATACCGTCCATTTTGCCACTATGGTTTTTGCAAATGGCCTTTTCCAAAGCCTTGGTGATTTCGTTCTTTTTCATTGGGTTACCTCCTAAAGGGTTAACGGCAGCGGTTGCCGTGTTTAAACTTATTCGATTACTTTATTATATTATAAACGATATAGTTTAAAATTGCAATAGTTTTAGGTAATTTTGTAAACGATTTTGTTTAAAAATTTTAGTGTGTTTTTTCTGTCAAGTTTCCACACACCGACACACCAACACACCGCCCCCCTTGGCTTTTTTTCGTGGGGGTGGGGTGGGTGTACCCCTTGCCCCTTGCCGTCAGCGGTCAGCGGTTCAGCGGTTCAGCTTCCGGCGGTGATCCCTTGGGGGGATACCAGGGCGAAGCCCGGCGGGGGGTTACCCCCTAAAATTCTCTCAAAATAAAAAACGAAACTGTTGACAAACCGAAATCGTTTATGCTATACTTTAGAAAACGGAGGTGAACGAAATGAACGAAAAGAGAATAGTAAAAGAAGCGATGAAAAGCATTGGATGGAATCTGCAGCAGTTAGCAGATGCATCGGGGCACAATTCCGCACAGGCGATCAGCAACCGTATGAACAGCGGATCATCGGCTATGAGGGTAGACACCTTTGTAAAGCTGCTGAATGCTATGGGTTACGAAGTTGAAGTAAAGTCGAGATCCAGAGACAACAAGAACAGGTGGGTAGTAGGCGAAGAGGAACCCGTGGACAAGGTGCAGGCAGAGATAGATGCATTGAGTCCTGAAGCGAAGAAGTTACTTGGTATAGAGTAGAGGTGGAGAAATGATCTACGGATATGCGAGGGTTTCAACGGTTGGTCAGGTAAAGGGCAATTCGTTAGAAGACCAGGAGAGGCAGTTAAGAGAAGCCGGAGCGGTAAAGATATACAAAGACTCATACACAGGCACGAAGATAGACCGTCCTTCGCTTTCGAAATTATTGGCGGTGATGGAGACAGGCGACACGTTTATGGTAACGAAGCTCGACCGAATCGCCCGTAGCGTAAAGGAAGGGATAGAGTTCTTTGATTCACTTATAGAGAGAGGCATCAAGGTAAATGTGCTGAACATCGGTGTAATGGATGATTCCCCTACAGGCAGGCTTATAAGGAATGTATTCTTGAGTTTTGCGGAGTTTGAGCGGGATATGATAGTTCAGAGGACGATGGAAGGCAAAGCCATAGCGAAAGAGAGACCCGATTACAGAGAGGGAAGACCGAGGATAGAAGTTGACTTAACTGATATGTATAACCGCACTCAAAGAGGCGATTTGACGGTCACAGAAGCCTGTAAGGAACTTGGCATATCGAGGTCAACGTGGTATGATAGAGTTAGGGCGATGTAAGGGTTCATCGTGAATGCGAAGAGGAGCAGAAATGCTTCTCTTTTTTGTTTTGCGGAGGGAAAATGAAAATCAGCGAAAAAATAAAAAAGGCCATCATAAACCACCCATATGACATAGAGCCATACAGGGATATGATCAGTTATATCGTTTCCTGTGAGAGCGAGGGTGAGATACGAGAGTGCTGCAGATGGGTATTGGACGAATCCGCTAAAATGATGCGGTTGGTCCCGAATGAACAGGTGGAGATGTTCTACACGGAGTGGCGGAGGGCGTTACTGATAAATGCCAGGTACGATTTTGACTCATATTTACAGTATGTTGAGTTGGATCGTGAGAGAGACAAGAAGTTCTATTTACCGAGAAGGCACTATTTACTACCCATCGTAAGGGAATACCAGAGGGTGGCAGACGGAGAATTGGATCTTTTGACCGTTTCAATGCCTAAAAGGTCGGGAAAGTCCCAGACGGGCATAAACTTCGTCAATTTCTTAAGCGGACGGAACCCTGATAAGTCAACATTGATGGAAGGCACGGGCGATGACCTTGTTAAGAGTTTCTATAATGGGTGTCTGGAGTACTTACAGCTCCCTACGGAGTACAGATTTTACGATGTATTTCCGGATTCCAAGTTGGTGCAGACATCAGCTGATTCCAAGATCATAAACTTACACAGAAGGTCACGTTTCCCCACCATAATGTGCCGATCCATAGACTCTCGCCAGGTAGGTCTTTCAGAAGCCACTAATCTTCTTTATATGGATGACTGCGTAGAAGGGCGTGAAGAGGCCAAGAACCGCCAGAGATTAGACGATAAATGGGAAGTCATATCAGGCGATATTATGGGACGTGCGATAGAAGGCACTCCGATGGTGTTCTGTGGGACCCGATACTCGATATATGATCCCATAGGCCGTGTCCAGGAGTTCGCCAAGACCCAGAATTGGCGGTGGAAGGCTCTTGAGATACCCGCATTAGACGAAAATGACGAATCTAACTACGAATACACGAAAGAAGGGCAGAAAATCTTCACTTCGGAGTATTTCCGTCAGCAGAGGGATCTTTTAAGCGCTGAACAATGGGAATCAGAGTTCCAACAGCAGCCATTCGAGGCAAAAGGTCTGATGTTCAACAAAGATGAGCTGAATTACTACTACGAATTGCCCGATAAGGACCCCGATAGCGTGATAGCGGTGGCAGATACCGCAGAACGAGGAAGCGACAGTACTGCAATGCCCGTTGCGTACCTATACGGGGACGATGTCTACATTGCTGATGTGGTATTTGACAATTCTGCACCGGAAATAACGAAGCCTGAATGCGCAAATATGCTGATAAAACACAAAGTAGTGTCTGCTACATTCGAATCCAACAATGCCGGAGAGTATTTTGCGAGAGATGTATACAAAATATGCGAAACCAAAGGCTACAGGTTCAATTTGAGGACGAAAAGGACGATTTCCAACAAAATGACCCGTATAGAGATGGCTTCAGACGGCATAAAGAAGAATTTTTACTTCAGGCATCCGTCAACGGTAGCGAGAAACTCACAATATGCGGAATTTATGAAGGAAGTCACCACTCTTACGAGAACGGGCAAGGTTCCGCACGATGATGCACCAGATTCATTGAGTTTATTGGAGAATGAGATCCGGAACCGCACCAGGGGAAAGATCGAGATCCTCGAACGCATCTTCTGACACAACATATTGTGGGTTATAGAAAATAATACACCACATATTGTATATTTTACTTGACTTTTTGCACTTCTTGTGGTAGGGTTTAGCCGTAAAAAGAGACGGAGAAAGGGCGCAGATGAAAAAAAGACCTCGTGTTATGTTTGGAAGATCCGAGATAGTATCGGATGCGAAAGAGATAACCCGTGACAACATCATAGAACAACTCAATGTAGCTCTTGTGACCCACATAAAGAACCAGGGCGAGATACAGTATCTGTATGATTATTACAGAGGCAAGCAGTTCATTCTCGAAAGGGAAAAGAAGGTACGCCCCGAAATAATGAATCTTATAGTGGAGAACCGAGCGAATGAGATAGTGTCCTTTAAGACCGGCTATCTTATGGGCGAACCTGTTCAGTATGTAGGGCGCAACGAATCACCCGAAATAGCGTCCAAGATAAACAAGCTGAACGAGTACGTCTTTGCAGAAGATATGGCCTCCAAGAACAAGGAGTTAGCCGATTGGATGCATATTGGTGGCATAGGCTACAGGATAGTGTTGCCGGATGTGTCCCTGACCCAAAGGGAGAAGGACGAATCTCCTTTTGAGATCTATACGGGAGACCCCCGAACCACATTCGTAGTCAAGACGAACAACCTTGCGAGAGACCCGCTGTTTGCAGTACTGATAAACAACAAGGTCGATGGCACTACAAGGTACTATGTCTACACCAAAACCCGTTACTATGAGATAGAGTCAAACACCATTTGGGTCGATGCCCCTAACCCTTTAGGCGAGATACCCATCATAGAGTATCCCGCAAACACCGCAAGGTTAGGAGCCTTTGAGATAGTCCTTCCTTTATTGGACGCTCTTAACAGCGTTGACTCGAATGCGCTTGACGATATCGAGCAGACCGTCCAGGCGATCCTTATCTTGAGGAACGTAAACCTGTCATCAGAGG